AGTAAAAATCTGAAATGATTTGCGTTTGCTGTTGCTGTCGGATATTCTTTTATGATTAATTTACCAGTTACAACTTCAGATATATTCTCAATTCTTTTATTATACATGGTTTGGGATAACTTTTTTAAATCATCCATTGTAATATCTAACAAATTTGCGTCTATTCTTTCTGCAATTCTTTCTTCTGCCATTTCACAGGTAATATACAGAACATTTTGATTTTGTTTAAGACAATTAGCAGCATGGTGACATAGGAATAAAGATTTTCCCACTCCAGTTCCTGCCATGACAATATTTAAAGTTTTTGCAGGAGTTCCACCGTTTGTAATCAGATTAAAGTATTCTAAATCAAATCCAGTCTTCTGTTCCACCGTATGGTAAAAATTGTATCTGTCTTTAGAATCTTCCAGATAGTCGTGACCGATATGATTATCGAACGATACTGCAAGTGCTTTAGATAGAATATCTGGTATTGCACCAGAGTCAGATTTTCCTTTTCCGTCAATAATGTTAATGGATTCCATTATTGCATTGTATACTGCACTGTCTTTACAGAATTTTTCTGTTTCGTCCATGAGCCAAACAAAATCGACATCTGCTATTGGTTTGTATGCATTTTCTATTAATTGACCAATAGTTTTGATTTCTTCATCAGAAACTCCTTCTAATTTATCCAACATAATACCCATCACTTCCTTTGTAGGAAGATTGTTGTATTTTGTTATGAAATCTGATATGAGTTCAAAAAAGAATCTATCTGTTCTAGTCTTAAAGTATTCACTTTTCAGAAAGGGAATAACTTTTCTAGAATAAGATTCGTTTGTTACAAGATTGGAAAATATTAATGATTTAATCTCTTGCATCTGAATTTTCTGTGTTGCCGTATTTGAATACCTTACCTGCTGCTTCGTCTAATTTTTTTAGTATATCTGGAGTAAAATATTTTTCTGGATTATCGTTAATTTGTTTTTCAAAAACTTTGTCACCATTGGGCAATTCTATTTTGGTGCTATTCTTTTTGAATAATCCTTGTTCTAATGCAAGATCTGTTAGTCCATAATACAAATCTAATCCAGTATCATAATTCAGTCTTACATCTACCATTTTATTTTCTTTAGTCAATCTTCCTTTATATAATTTGCAATGGATAATATTTCCTACCACACTTCCATCTGCATTTTTATCTTTCTTCTTTGATAAGTATACAATTGTTGAAGCAGCATACTTTAGTCCTGTTCCTCCTCCCATTTCTTTTGTAGGAACGTATGATCCGATCACATCGTATGTGTGGTTTGTCATTATTAGAGGAATTTTTGCCTGACCCAATTTCAAAGTTAAAACACGAAAAGTGGATTTAACAACTTGAGCGCGAGTCATATCTCTTGTAGATTTTCCCTCTGCTGTATCAGAGACTTCTTTTTCTGTTGATAACATACCAAGAGAATCTAAAACTACCATGATTGGTTTTCTTTCTCCCTCTGGTTGTTCAAGATATTTGTCGATAATAGAAATCAGTTGACGACGAAACTCTTCTACTGTCGATACAGGAAACACCGCGACTCGTGTAGGATCTACTCCTCGTTTGAGGAACATATCAGATGTCACTGCCTGTTCCGTATCAAAATATAAAACAACCGCATCTTTATTATCTTTTAAAAATTTACAAACTATACCAACAGAAAAGTAAGTTTTACCTGTACTGGACTCTCCTGCAAGTGCTAAAATTTTATTGTTTGCTATTCCCCCATGAATAGAACCTGATAATAATGCATTTAAAATATAACTACCGGTATCCAAAAATCCATCAACGTCACTGCCGTCTATTCCATCTTCCACTACAGATGCATATTTATTTCCTGAATTTTTTATTATGTCTTTAAGATAATTGTTCATAGTTCCTTTCAATCGAATAAACTTTCCAGAGTGTTTTGTTTTTCTGTATTCCAACCTATTGTTTTCAATATACCAACCAAGGGATCAATGAAAGACTTTTCGAACTGTGTATTATAGTTCACATATTCGATTAAGTCAAATTCTTTTGGTATTACTGTAGAAAAGCTTAACACATGATCTTCTCCTTTGACACCACCAAAGGGATTAGGCATTTTTAAATAAACAAATTTAATTTTATCTCCATCAGAAATAGTTTTATATTTTTTACCCAATTTCATTTGATTAATATTCCAGTTGTAAATAAGAGCACCTTTCACTGCTATTGGAGTGTTCTTCTTATATATGGAAATTCCGTCTTGATATGTTGAAATTCCATTAACTGTTCTGGGAAAAGCTATCTGTTCAGGCCTAAATGTCATGAATTTTGCTTTGAAATCTTGAATATGTGCAATCAGATCATCTTCTGTTTTATTCATGATAATATTAATACAAGCTTTAAGTTCTTCTCTGATTATTTCTGGCGTTGAACTTCTTGTGGTTTCAATTCCCATTATTTTGAGCTTAGGTTCAGTGTATCGGATTCCTTCAGAATCCCAGACATTTAGGATATATCTTTTCTTTGCAGTCCACAATCCTTTGTTAGCAATAATCTCACGACTCATGAACATCATATTTCTTTTTGCATTCATTAGTTTTGCCAAACGATTAAATTCTTTATTAATAAAAGGCTCGATTATTTTTTCAGAAAATTTATTTAAAAAGTCTACACTTGCTTCGGTATCCTTAGAGTCATTCAGTGCTTGCTTAACCGCTGGCGCTAATCGAAGATAAACAGAATCTGTATCGCTTGCAATAACATAATCCACATTTATAGTTTTAAAAAGTTTGTTCAAATGTCTGTTGAGAGATTGGCCGATCCACTGAATGCTGAGTTGACCAGAAAGAGTAATTGCTTCAGCTAATTCTACATCAAAAAATCTAAAATATTCATTTCCTATTGCACCGTATGCAGAATTCAATTGAATTTTCTTGACCATCTGAAAATTCTTATATTTCGAGATATCGTATTCTAATTTTTTTCTTTTTTCTTCTGGAGCGTCTTTCCCTAGTTTTTCTAATTCAACTTGACTCGACAACATCAACTTTTTATATCTCTTTCTATCTTCATACATAGATTCCATTAAATTTGCCAGAAATCCAGTTTCATCGTTGTTAAATGCAATACCGTTGGCAGCAAATGTTACATTTTCTTTTTTTGCCTGTTCTGTTTCTGGTGGTTCCTCGTTGGATTCGTTATATGATAAAATACGATCTGGATTTATTTTATTTCGTTTCCATAGTCTACTTTGTAGTTTTGTTTCTGGAGAAATATTATATTGCATAATGATATGTGGATAAAGAGAATTCAAATCAAAACTCACCACCCAATCATGCATACCAGTTAAAGGGTCTTTCACATATGCGCCCGCATACTGTTCTTCTTTTTTTATTCCTCGTTTGGGAGGAACGACTATTTTGTTACGAATAAGATAATTATAGATAATAACATCCCATGTTTTAACCTGACTAAACACGTCGGTGAAATTTACTCCAGCACTATAGGCAAGTGCAACAGCAAGTTCCAATAATCTTAATTTTGATTCTAATCGATATACTAGTTCTACGTCTTGAATATTATATTGAACAAATTTTTGAAAGTTTTTCTTGTAAAACTCTGTGATACTTTCGTATTCATCATAACTGGTTTTTGTTTCATTTAATTCAATTCGAGCAATATTATTCAAAGAATAAGATTCTCGTGTAACATAAGTGAATTTTTGATACAACTCCATATAATCAATAACAGAAATTCCTACTATGTCATAAACAAGATGGTCTTTGTTTTTATAATTAACTGTTTTTTGTTTAATGATTTTCCATGGAGAAATTCTTTTGAAATCTTTTGCAGATAAAATTTCTTTAATTCTATTGAGTAAATACGGAATATCAAAGAATTTCACATTCCATCCAGTAATAATATCAGGTGGTTCTGTGTTGATATAATCTAGAAATGCCGTCAACATTTCACCCTCGTCATCATAAGAAAATACTTTCACAGATTCATCTGGATGGGTATATTTTCCCAAACAAAAAACTACATTATTTTGTTTATTTGTTTTGATTCCTATGCAAATAATGGATTCTGTGGCCATCTCAATTGAAGGAAATCCTTCTTCACATGTAGTTTCGATATCGATATACATGATATCCAGATCATCAAATTTATAATCTGCAATATCTGAATACCTTTGACTGATGAATTGATATTCGAATCCAATTGCACCATGGATTTTGAAATTTTGTATTCCACTATGAGATCGAATAAATTCTCTATAATCAGAATTGTCTTGAAATTCTAATCGAGACACCGATTTTCCATCTATGGTTTTATATTCTGATGGTTTATCAGATTCGATCCAAACAGAAGGCTTGAAGTCTATTATTTTATTTACAGATTTTCCATTTTCGCGCTCTCTTAATAAAATTTTATCATAAGAGCTGTATACGTTTGTGTAAAACTTACTCATTGGTTTTTTTGGATTTAATATAAGCAGAAAATAATATGCAATAATTTATAATATCTAATATTGCGTCTTCGTATCCTTCATTGGTGACTAATAGTTTACCATCCGATGCAAATGTACTCAAGCGAGAAAGTTTATCTGTCATTCTAACTAAAAATCCAGTTTCAGTGGAACATATTCCCATTGCTTCACATCTTTCGAAATTTGCAAATGGAGTTGTACCAGATTTACCGGCATAGTCATTATTTTTCATTTTCATAATATTGAGTGCCTGATTTGTTATTTTTATATGATGATTGAATAATTCTTCTCTGTTCATTTTTTTCCTTTATTTAAATAAATAGATTTTCTAAAGTCGGTAAATGAAAATTTGCTTCGATATCTTTACTGAAACACCAAACGTTTTCGATGAAAATTGTGGATAGGTGTTGTCGCAATGTCACTGTATCTAACTTTTTAGGTCTTTGTTTTATTCGCATTCCTACTTGACCTATAAATCGACAATCGCTTTTTTCTTTCATGTAGTCTACGAGATCATCGCAGGCTCGATATCTTTTGTTTCGAACTTGAGGGTCCATGATGTTTATGCAAACAAATCCACCACTCCGTGTTCGTTCCCAGACTTTATCCATCATAGGAAAATAAAATCCTAGTTTCCATTTATCGTATTCTGCATATCTGTTCCATGATTGATCTTCTTCTTTATCTCCTCCCTTGTTGTATTGTTCTGTTGAAAAATAAGGAGGACTGGTAAATGTACAATCAAATTCAACCAACGGCCAAATCATGTCTTCTGCAGGTTTTCTAAAAATTACTACGTGTTTTTTTCCTGTACATTCAAAATAATCTTCTTTTTCTATTAGACGTGGAGTTCCTCCTAAAAGCCTTTCATACTCTTGACATTGAAGTTTATATGTTTCAAAAGTTGTTGGATTAGGATCACATCCATAATAAGATTCTGCTATTGGAGTTGCGTAAAACCCCGCCAAACGATCTCCCCACCCACAGGAGGTGTCACAGACCGTTTTTGCACGGGTAAGGTCGTAAAACGTCTTGGCGACGTTTGGTTTGAATTGTGTTGCAACGTATGCCCCGAGACGGAATGAACCTCTATATTCAGTTAGTCCAATACTTTTGTTTCCCAATCTCCAAAAAGTCCAGTTCATTTTTTCTAATTCTGATTGGTTCGTCCAAATTTCTAGTGGACTCTTGAATCCATAAGACCCACAGGCCATTCTATTTTTTTGTTGAAAATAATTACTTACAGGATTAAATTTGTTGTGAAGATCTATAACTAATTTTCCGTATTGAGAAAATGGATACTTGTAATCTGGATATTTTTCAACTACATTAGAAAAATTGGTTAAAATAAATTCGGAAGAATTCATCATTTTTAAAGATTGAAATCTTTCTTCCATTTTTTCTTTAGATACTTCCATGAACGGAAATTCTGGTTTATGTTTAATAACGTATTTTGCAAATTCTGATCGAAATTGTGCCTTTGACCAAAGTCTGTTGATTTCTGCCCAGACATTTTCGTCTAATATTGGGATTCTATTAGAATTTGCGTTTTCTAATAAAAAATCTTCAATTGTTTTGGTTTTCATTTTGAATATTTACTCCAGTAGAACCGAATCCACCAGTGCGTTCAGTTTTT